GGGCATCTATTTGTTGATTCCTGGGATAGCCTCACCGATGAACATTTGGATTCCCTCTGGACTTATCTCAATCCAGACGGTCCGCCGGGCTAACAGCCTGAAAGGCGAAAGGGTGAAACGTGGCTGATTCTCCGCCGTTCAAAGTCGGCGATCTTGTGACATCGGCCTATTACCGCAAGGACGCTAAAGTTGTGCGCCGCGTGACTGCGTGCATTCGCGGCAATAGCGCGACGGGCTGGCTCGTGTCCGCCAACGGAGGCGAAGCCTGTCCACACTGCGGCAACGTGGCAGCGTCAATCGCCGGGGGATCTGGCAAAGGCATCGGGTCAGACTGGTTCGCGCGTGCGGCACTGAAGACCTGAAACAGAGTAGGAGCGTTTTTGACGCTCGTTCGGGACGTGATGAAGTTGCGCGGCAGGGGACTCCTGGAAATTACCGAGGACAGGTCGATGGGTCAAGTGACGCGCACTATAGTGGCGGTGGCGATAGACGCTTATCGTGTGGCCGAATGACATTACCCCCGAGGCGGTGCGTGCAAATTAGGGCACTACCCGAAGTGGGTGGATTTCCCGATCCCGGGGAAATCGCACGCACCTTGTTGGAACTTCGGAGGAAAGACCCCGAACGAGCCGCGCAGCTTGCGTACCAAATCGCTAAAGGCCCTTACCTCGATATCCGGGGGTTCCTCGAAGACCCGGCGTGGCTGGGGGGGGCCAAAATCTGGCCCGGAGTGCAGCGACTTCTTCGTCTCGTGCATCGCCCGGAAATTCGAGAAGCGTACATTGAAGTCGGAAAAGGCGGTGGGAAATCCACGATGAGCGCGGCATTTCTTGCCTACGCCCGCGGAGAATTGAAAGCCCTGGGCGATCCACACGCTTTTTTTGGCCTGGACCCGGGACGGCCCATCGTTCTTCTCAACGTGTCCACTTCGGAGGGCACGGCACGTTACGGCGTCTTCGCGAAACTTAAGAGCTTTGTGAAGCGAGTCCCATACTTGGCTGAAGGAGCGGAGTTCTTCACAACGACTATCGTCTGGGACCGCTCACCCATGTTCCCCGATGGGCGGGTCATGGCCCTCTGCGGGCATTCCCGCTCCGAGGGGCTCGAAGGCCATGACGTGTTTCGGGGCGTACTGGACGAAGCCAACAAACACCGGGATACTTCAGGCAAGTCCAACGCGAGAGTTCTCATGGAGATGATCGTGTCTTCGGCCGAAAGCCGGTTTCCACGGCACTACAAAGTCCTTTCGATCTCTTCCAGCCGAAGCAAAGAGGACCACCAACGGCAAGTCATCGAGGACATCAAGCGCCGGGGGAGCCCCATTCCGTGGGAAAGCGCGTAAACCCCTCTCCGGAAGATTTCCCTGTCGAGGTTTATATCCACAAGAACCGGCTCGCGGTGTTGGGGCCGGTGTGGGCGTTCTCGCCATCCGTCACGTTTGAGCACTTTCTTTCCCGCTTCGCAATCGCTCCTCACGCGGCGCTCCGAGACATGGCCTCGGCTCCCGAGGACCAAAGCGAGGAACGTTCTCTTTACCCCTCCGTGGACCCGATTCGAGCCGCTGCATCCTCCCGTCAACACCCCTTCACGGACGACGGCCGGTTCACCCGGGATCTTCGTCCCCGTTTCGCGAACTACTACCTGCACTTTGACCTCTCTGCCACGCGGGACGCAACGGGCTTGGCGATGGTCCACTACTCGCCTAAGCGCGGTCGCGTGGTTGTGGATTTTGTGTTGGAAATCCGAGCGCCGGAAGGAGGGCAAATCCGAATCGCTGCGGTGGAAACTCTCATCAAGGCTTTGATCCGCTCCGGCTTTCACATCGCCTGTGCCAGCGGGGACCAGTGGGGTTCGGTACAGTTGAAACAGGATCTAGAAGCCCAGGGGGTGCAAACGAAACACATTTCTGTAGACCGTACCGCTGAGGCGCATGAAACTCTCCAGGAAGCGTTCTACTCTGGTTTCCTGGACTACTACGCCTACGAGCCGCTCTTCCGAAATCTCGAAGACCTCGTGCTGGTTCACGGCGGGAAGAAAATCGACCACAGGTCTACCGGATCGAAGGACGTGAGCGATGCTCTCGCGGGAGCTTTGGTATCTTGCTTTGAGGGAGAGAAGATCGGACAGATTCCGGAGATTGTTCCGATCCCCCGCGGGCTACCCTCCGGAGCCGATTCGGGTTACGATGGTGGTAGACGATCTTTGCCCGAGGATGATCTCGGGTTCTACGCCCTGCCGCCTGGCGAAGAGGAAAGTTGAACATCTTCAAAGCTGTCATCGAGTACGCGAAAGGTGCCCTGGACCGGCACCCGGTCGTGGACGTGGCCGACATGGGCGAGGTTACGCAGTCTACCCTTTCCCAGGCGGAGCTTACTCTCCGAACGGTTTATGACTACGCGGCCATCAAGTGCATCGCGAATCATGCCGCGGACATGCCCCTTGACGTTCAGATCAAGGGGGATATGGGCAAGTGGGTTTCCGCTCCAGACGATCACCCGGCAGTGCTTCTTCAGCAAGAGCCTTACAAGGACGGGACGTGGTTTGAGTTTATCGAGGCGTGCTTTTTCTACCGGGAATTGTTCGGGCATGTCCCGATTCACCGCGTTTACGCCGGGGAATTGGTCTCCAGCGTGTATCCCACGCGCTCGGATCGCTTGAGTGTTTACCAAACCAACCCCGATGGAACGGTACAATCCTGGGTCTTCGAGGACGTGGACGGGCGTGAGAAGTCTGTAATTCCCGCCGAGAACATCGTCATCTCCCGGCATTTTCACCCATCCAACCCAGTATTGGGCCTCTCGCCCAGCGTCCCGTCTCGGCAAGCTCTTTTGGCTGATTTTTACTCCCAGCGATTCAACGTGGTCTTTTTCTCGAATAACGCACTCCCCGGGATCGTGCTCAAAACGGATCGAATCCTCTCCAATATCCAGAAGCGGCGTTTGCTGTCTGGCTGGAGGGCTGCTTTCGGTGGGGTGGACAAGGCCCACGGAATCGGGATTGTCACGGCAGGTATGGAGGTCCAGGTTCTTACCCCGTCATACCGAGACATGGCCTTCAAGGACTTGAGTGCTTCGGCGCGCGAAAAGATTCTCATGGCTCGCGGAGTTCCACCTGTTTTGGTCGGTATTTCCGGGGGAGCGGGTCGAGCGGCGGTCAAGGAAGAAAAGCACGTCTTCTATACCGGGACACTCAAGCCGCAGGTTCGTAAAGTTTTCGGCACATTGAATCGGCATGTCTTCGCGTCTCACGGCGCGCGGGTTGTAGCTCGGTTTGAGGAATTCCTGACTACCGCAGAGACTTTAACCGAGCGCAAGCAAGAGTGGCGGGGCCTCTGGCGCGACGGCCTTGCCACCCGCAACGAGGCCCGGATCGGGTGTAACCTGGACCCGTTGCCTCCGGAGGCCGGTGAAGTCTTCGTTACGGACATCTTGCCGCAGGGAAAGAATGCTCTGGCCGGAGCATCCGGGCAAACCGTTCCGCGAACGCCTGTCAACGTCGTGGCCCCGGAGCTTCCGCTTCCGAATCCGGTTGTGTCTAACTCCGGACAGACCGGGCGGGCCGATGACCTTCTCAAGTCGTACACCGCCGCGGTTCGGTATATCACACCGTCTTTGGAAGCGATCCTTCAGGACACCTTCGATGCGCAACTGTCCGTCGCCAAGGCGGCAACTCGCCGCGATCCGCAACTCCCGACGCTTCTAGCCGAAAGTGGTAGGAAATTCCGCTCTCCGCTGGGGGCCACGGTCACAGCGAGTTATGAAGGCGTGTTCCAGGACGCTTGCGAGATTCTGCATGTGGTCGCGAAATCCGAGGGAGGGCTTCTCCTCTCCCCGGTCTGCCATGTCGAGGACCTTCTCTCCGCGGGCCTGCGAGACGCGATCTACAAGTCCGAAGACCCAGAAGAAACCATTCGGCCTCGCTTGCGAGTTCTCGCGATGGACCTCGCGTTTGCCGCCGCGAATCACGCGGCTTATCGAGCGTACTGGCTCGCCAAGGTCCGGGAAACCACATGGTTCTCACAGCGGGACGCTTATTCTCGGCCGACGCACGCGCAAGCTCATGGTTTCCGCGCGCCCCTGAGAACACCATTCATGGTGGACGGCCAGAAGATTCTTCACCCGCACCACGCACAGGCAGAGTCCGGAGCGCGCCTCGGGTGTCGGTGTTTAACGCTCCCCGTTCTCGATGCCTGAAATTCCCGAGAAGCTTGCAAAGCTTCGAGCACGTTTCCGCGCCGCGTCGCCCTTGGCTCCTTTGCGAGGTGTGCCCGTCGTGGCACGCACCACGATGCCGCTCTCGGCATTACACCCCGCCGAGTACAATCCTCGGACCATCGATGCCGCGTCTTTGCGCGGGCTGACCGCGAGCATCGCGCAGTTTGGACTTGTACAGGACGTTGTTTTCAACCGAAGGCTGCACCGAGTGGTGGGGGGACACCAGCGTTTGAAGGCCCTTGCGGAACTCGGAGCTACGGAAGTTCCCGTCTCGGTGGTGGATCTCTCCGAGAACGAAGAGAAACTTCTGAATCTCGCGCTCAACAACACTGCGATCCAAGGGGATTGGACCGAGCAACTCGATGAACTTCTTCAACAAACCCGCGCCGCGTTACCAGACCTGTATGGGTCTACGCGGCTTCAAGAACTTGAGGCCATAGCCGCGAAGCTTGTCGCGCAAGCTGGTACGCCTGCCAAGCCCGAACGTTCTGTGTGCCCAGAAGAGCCCGAAACGCCTGCCAGCGTTTTGGGCGAAATCTACGCGATTGGGGACGGGCATCTCGTTATGTGCGGCGACGCCCGCAATCCCGAGCACGTCTCGGCCCTCATGGCTGGGGAGCACGCAGCGCTCATGGTCACGGACCCCCCATATGGCGTGAATTACACGGACGAGGACCGCTTCAAAGCGCAAGTTGCTACGGGAACGGAGTCAGGCAAAGGCCGGAAGTGGGTCACGGAAATAGCCCTGGACACTCCCGAGGCTTTACGAGAACTCCTGGACTCCGCCTTCAAGAACGCTCGGGACTGCGCATTGGCCCCAAACGCGGCGTGGTACGTGTGGTTCGCGGATCGAACGCACGGAGTTTTTTCCGCCGCCCTTACGGGCCTTGAAATTCTGGTTCACCGACAAATTATTTGGCGGAAATCTAGCCCATCCTTCGGTTACGGGGATTATCAGTTTCAGCACGAGCCTTGCTTTTACGGATGGAAACAGGGATCGCGCCCTCCGTTTTACGGCGAACGTAATCAGACGACGGTGTGGGACGTGCCGGATGATACGGCGCACCAGAACCGGAGTCACCCCAACATGAAGCCAGTGGCGCTTTACGAAACACCGATCCAGAACCACACCCGGCAGGGGGATTTGGTGTTTGATCCCTTTGCGTGTTCCGGGACTTGCCTGTTGGGGTGCATGAAAACTGGGCGCAAGGCCCGGATCATGGACATCGAACCTCGGTGGGTGGATGTGGTACGCCGTCGAGCCACGCTTTACGCTAAACAACAGGGTATTGATCCGGGGTCAGGAGCGCTTGACTAACGACTCGCTTGCATTAAGTCGCGAGAGTCTCCATAATCTTAGTCATGCCGAAGACCTATATCGCTCGCCTGACTCAAGAACTTGCCGTCGCCAAGGCCCTCGGTGGTTCCCCGGTTGAACGAACCGAACGGGCCGTCGCCACCGCTGCAACGGAGCCGGTAGTCGGGACAGATACCACGAAGATGCTTCATTTCGGGGATGGCGAGGGGACTTTCGACGCCTGTGTGCTCTACCACACCAAGGAAGGTCACGACGATGAATCTGCGCGGCGAATCTGCGGCCGGATTCAAGCCGAGCAAGACAGGAAGGCGGGTCCTCCGCCGCCCCCTCCGGACCCAGCCAGGAAGTCCGGGAATGAGAAGATCGAGAAGTCCGTGGCCTTTACCCGCCAGATCCCACTTCATAAGGCCGGCAACAAGCGAGAACTTTTCGGGGTCATTTACCCCGCCAACCGGATCGACGCCCAGAACGAGTACACGGATGAGGTGGAGCTTCGCAAGGCCGCGCATCTGTGGCTCGCGGACAGCCGCGTGGTCAACATTGAGCACACGGACGAGGTAGCCTCCGACGTGGTGCCGGTGGAGAGTTACCTCGCCCCCGCAGGTATCTCTGAGATCGATGCCCGTAAGTCCGACTGGTGCGGACGTTTCACGGTCAAGTCCGATGCCCGCTGGCAAGAGGTCGAGCAGGGGGTCTACACGGGTTGGTCCATCGAAGGGGTCTGTGACAAGCAACATGAGCCCAACGGGGTCAAGAAGATGGTCAATCTTCTCGTCACGAAGGTCTCCCTTGTACGCAACCCTGCGAACAAGCTATCCTTTGTGGCGAAAGGCCAACTCAACAAGGAGACGAAGCACATGGAGCCCATCAAGACGACCCTGGAAGCCATCCAGAAGTCCGCAGTCGCCCTTTCCAAGGCCGTCGAAGCCGAGCGCGTCGAGTTCGTACCGAGCTTCGCGCCGGTCAAGGACGAGGCCGAGGCCCTCGCCAAGAGCACGAACGACCAGGCGCAGTACGTCCTGGGCGTCCTCGTCTCCGTGGAAAAGGCCGTCGCCGTGCGCAACGAGGTGCTCGCCAAGTCCGCCGAGGTCATCGACGAGCAGCAGAACACGATCCGCGAACTCAGCGCGACCGTCGAGGCCCTGCGCAGCGCCCCGGATGTGATGGAAGCCGAGAAGTTGGCCGGGGCCATCAACGGCGACGGCGCGAAGTAGAAACCCCCAAGATCCCGAACCCACGCGAGGAGACAAGACCATGTTGACCACCGCGACCTTGGACGCCTTCCGGAAGGAGTCCTCGGACATCCGCAACGCCGTCCGCGCCAAGGGCGATCCCGAGAAGATCAAGAAGGGCATCGCCGCCCTCGCGGCCCGCACGCAGAGCACGCACTCCGAGGTCGCCGACCGCCCCGGGATCACGGAGGTGCGGGACTTCGAGGATGTGCTGTTCGGGCACCACGAGAAGGATGAACTCGTGGGATTCCAGAAGGCCGTCGATGATTTCGTGCTCGTCCACTCGATCCTGGGCAACGTCCGGCTCCTGAACAAGGACGAGGACAACCCCGTGTGGCAGGTTTCGCCCGCGGCGGTCAACTCCCGCCTGTATCACCAGCTTCGCAAGGGCTTCCCCAAGCTCTGCGAGCAGGGCGCGAAGGTCGTGAAGGCGTCGCGCGTCGCCAAGGCCGCGATGTACTCCACCGGCACCGCAGTCGGCGACGAATGGGTCCCGACCGAGACATCCTCGAAGCTCCACGAGGTCGTCCGGCTGGAGGCGGGCGTGGCGAGCCTCTTCGATGTCACGCGGATGCCCAGCAATCCCTATCAGGCTCCCATCGACGGCACGCTGCCCTTGATGAAGATCCTGACCGAGGCCACGACCAACTCCGCGAGCCAGTTCACTTCGGTCTCGCAGGCGACCGGGAAGCTGACGCTCACCGCCAAGAAGGCCGGCTTCCAGATCCCGATTTCGGAGGAACTGAACGAGGACTCGATCATCCCCGTCCTGCCCAAGATCCGCGCCCTCATCACCAAGGCGATGGCGCACGGCCTGGACTCGGCGCTTATCAACGGCGACACGACCGAGCCTCACCAGGACTCGGACGTGGACTCCTCCACGCATGCCGACAAGCTCTGGACAGGATTGCGCAAGTACGCGCCCGCGGCCATGCAGTTCGATGGCGCGACCTTCGCCCTCTCCCTGTTCCGCAACGCCCGCGCGACGGGTGCGAAGTACATGGCGAATCCGAAGGATCTCGCCATCATCACCTCCGTGGCCGGGGCCATGCGAATCCTGGGACTCACCCAGGTCGAGACCGCCGAGAAGTACGGCGCGAATGCGTCCATCCTTCGCGGCGAGATCGACAAGCTGGACAACATCCCCATCGTCGTGAGCGAGGACTGCCGGCAGAACTTGAACGCCTCGGGCGTCTACGACGGCACGACCACAACGAAGACGGTCATCGTCATCGTCAACCGCACGGCCTGGACTCTGGGCGAGCGACGCGGCGTGACCGTCAAGGTCTTCAATGACTCCCGCGTGGACCAGGACAAGATCAACGTGTCCGCGCGCTGGGACTTCGGTTCGTGGGAGGGCAGCGGGAAGAACCACACGGCATTTCTGTACAACGTGGCCGATACCGTCTAGTCCCAACAATGCCCAAGCTGCTTGTAGTTTGCAGCGTCTACAACTGCGCGGGTGGTCTGGAGCGGATGCTCCGGGCCACCCGTGTTTCGTTTCCGTCAGACGTTCAGATCATCGTCGTGGACGGTCGCTATGCGCAGTTCCCTGGAGTCGATACAGGCGCGTCCACAGACGACACGCTCGATGTGGCCCGATCCCTTGCCGATCACCTGATCGAGGCTCCACGGGGCTCGCCCTGGTCCTCCGAGGTCGCCAAGCGGAGTGCTTACCTCGTGGGGGAACCGGGGGATCTCTATGTGACGATCGACGCCGACGAGATCCCTCAAGGCGTCTGGCCGGGCTTCGACGGTTCGGACGCGGATCTCTGGCTTATCCGGCAAGACGGACGGAATATCCCCGAGCGAAAGTACCGGGTGTTTCGCCATGAAAGAGGCTTGGAGTACCGGCACACCCATTTCGGGCTTTTCGTGGGGACACAGTGCCGGAACCACCTGCCCCGGCCCGTCTTGGACTCTCCGATTCTTCTCCACGAGGTCCGGCAGTATACTAGAGAGCGACGGGAGGCCCGCGCAGCGTATTACCAATGGCTCCAGGGGCACGAAGCCCCGCACGCAGCGTGGATTGATCGAATGCAGGAAAGGGGTCCAGTTGTGGGGCAACTGAAAATCGAGTTCTTGGCTCGGACGCGCCCGGTATACCGGGGAACAGGACTGTCCTTGGATCACCCCGGTGTGGTCGAAGTTCCCGAGGCCGTTGCCCGGAGGTTGCTCGCGGACTTCCCGCGGGACTTTCGCGTAGCGTCCGATGCTCCGGCGCAGCCCACCGCAGCCGATCCCGAGCGCCCGCCTATCATTCGCTACGGGGATGCCGCGGTGGTCGTAGATGTGTCCTCGGGCGAGCGAATCGTTACAACCTTGGCGCACGCGGCAAGCCTCGCCAACACTGCTGAGTGGCGGCTGGAAGGCCCCCTCGCAACCAAAGCCGCGTCTGCGCCGGTTCCTTCAGCGCTCAACGCTTTCACGCCCGCGGCGCGTAAGGGGCGCAAGCCGGTCACTTTCGAGCCCATCGGGGGGTAGTCCTTGACCGTCAACACGAACGCCCTTTGCTCGCAGCAGGATCTCAAGGATTTCCTACGCCTGTCGGGTACGACCAACGACACGCAGTTGGACGATGCCATCAATCGGGCGACGGAGGTCATCCTCGCGTACATCGACCGGACTATCCTTTCCACCGCTTACACGGAGTACCACGACGGCAACGATACGCCAGTCCTAAACCTCCGCAACTACCCGCTCATCGGAAATCCAACGACTGTAAACGTGGACGGGCAACGGAATTTCGCGGCGGCAACTGCGTGGCTCACCGGGCAGTCCAGCCCTGCGGACGACGATTACGTAGTAGAAAGCGCGGAGGGGATTCTCCGGTGTCTGGGTGACGCCATTTGGGTGCGGGGAACCCAGAACATCAAGGTGGTCTACACCGCCGGCTACGCCACGACCCCGGAAGCGCTGAAACGGGTTGGCATCGAGTTCGCGGCGTATCTCTACCGCGGGGCCGGGGTCCGCGGAATTCGACAGCGTGCCGAGGGCGGACTTTTCGTTATTATGGAGGACAAGGCTATTCCAACCGCGTTCCGAGAAACTCTGGACGTGTGGCGTCGGGTAGATCCCCCGGTGGACGACTTCTTCCCGGTTCTGGGGTAGTCCATGCTGTTCGGACTAACCGAGATTGCGACTATCAAGGCTGGCACCCGGTCCGGGACTACCGCGCCCTACTCGGTGTCCTATGCCTCGAACGAGACTTCCGCACAGGTCAAAATTTCGCCTTTGAAGACCAAGGAGTTCCTAACTAACTTGGGCGCGATCCCGGCCCAGGAACGGTTTACGATCTTCGTCCACAAGGCGCATACCGTCGCTCCGGGGTTCCAGGTAGTCAAGGGCGATGTGACTTACGAGATCGAGACTGTCGAGGAGTACGAGTTCCACTACCGTTGCATCGCCCGACGGCTACAGAGCGAGTAACACATGGGTATCGAGAATCTTCTCACCAAGCTGGAACTGCTTTCTCGCTTCCGAGGGTGGGGCGAGGATCTTTTGGACGCTCGCGCGCAAGCGGTCGAGCGCACCGCGCAACAGCTTGCACCCTTGGAGACTGGGGCTCTCCGTCTGCAATCGGGGGTGGAAGTCACCGCCGAAGGGGATACCCTGGACGCGGCGATTTACTTCAACGCTCCGCACGCCGCCGCGACGGAATTTGGCACAGCATTGGGTGGGACCTCCGGAACAACTCTCACGCCCCCGGACAGCGAGCCTCGGTCACACCCCGTGGGTCAACCCATCGAGATCGTCCCCATTCGCGCTACCAAGCTCGTCTTCACCGGGTATCTGGGGGGCACGGTGTTCGCGGATCGTGTCATGCACCCCGGAGTGCCGGCGCAGCCATACCTCTACCCGGCGGGGGAAGAGGGAGCTAAGGAATTGAAGTCCGATGTTCAGCAGGCCATGCAAACCATTTTGGCCGCGGGGGGACCATGACTTTCACGCAAGCGGAGCAAACCCTGGGAGTCGAGCTTCTCGCTTGCTTGGGAGTCGTCCTCGGTCCCGGAGATTCCGCCAACGTCACCGCTGATACGGCGATGGACATTCTATACGGACGTGGCTGGCACGTGAGCCGTGTAGACGGCTATGACCCTGCCCAGGGGGGAGTCCCGCGGTACAAAGTCCACGCGGTCTCCGCAGACGGCACGACGGAACAAACCGGCGAAGGTGGCACCTTGCGCGAGGCGTTCCTTCGTGCGGCTTTGGAAGTCCTTGCTGCATGACCACGGTTACGATTCCGATTTCAGTCGATGGGGCCACGCTTGATAGTGGGGTCGAAGAAACCCGCGCGGACGGTTCTCGGGCCACCGGCCTTCGTTTATCTCAACAAGTCTCAAATTTACTTTTCTATTTGGACTGCGATCAAGCGGGGCCGCTCGAAATCTACTCCGCTGGAGCCATCGGACAAACCATCCAGGCGACATCCCCGACGCGAGATACCACTAATCCGAAGTTTGGGGCCTCCTCGTTTTTGTGGGACACGTCCACTAAACAGGTTGCGCTCGTTTCTTCTGGTGCGGGGATACACCCCGGAGCGGAGGGAACTATATCGATGTGGGCACGACCTGCATACACGGGAGCCCCATCGGCGATACGGTTCCTTGTGGACTTATACTCCGTGGATGCTCCAGCGGGGTACAACCGAATTCGATTGTGGCACAACACCAACGGATTACTTACTTTCGACGTGTCAGCGCCATCTGGAACATCGGACACCAGAAGCGTGGCGTGGTCCCCGGTGTCAGGAACTTGGTATCACATGGAAGTTGCGTGGTCCGACGCAAACAACCGGATGCAGATATTCATCGACGGCGTATCTGTCGCCGTGTCAACCGCGGTAACTGCCGCGTTTTCACAGCCCACCAGTTCTTTGTTCGCTGTGGGGGCTCAGGTTAATAGCGACAACCGTAACTGGTTAGGAAATATCGACGAGATCGAAGTTTATGGAGTCGAATTACATACTGTCGGCTTCACACCCGCAACAACGGCGATAAACCCATTTCTCTCAACGTCCCCCACAGCTACGCTCGCTCCCTTAGACGGCGGGAGTAATGACACTTCGTGGGATATGAGCACCATCGATACCTTCGAGAACTTCGAGGGTGCGACGGTTGGGACTGTCCAGTACAAGTACAAGGCTACGAACACTTTGGGGGGTGGGTCATACAATGCTTCGTGGTTAACGCTGGCGCAGCTACAAGCCGAGACCGATCCTTCGGGACGATACTTCTATATCCAGGCACAATTCACGTCTGACGGGCATCAGCGCGTATCCCTGGGGGACGGGACGATTTCCTGCACTATCGGCACACCGACTGCGCCCACCGCGGCCATTGGTGGGCGGGTGTCGTCCGTCGCAGCGACTTCGCTCACGGGGTATCTGGACACTTTCCCTGGATCAAATATCGACGGCTGGCGAATGGCTTACCGGGTGCAAAACTTCGCAACTCCCAACACTTGGACCTACACTGCCACGAATTCCTCGGTTGCTTCCGGGGCAACGATGTCGATTACGGGATTGACGGAGAACTCTGTTTATGAGATCGCCTTCCAGGGTTTGAACGGAGTCACCGCAGGAGACTTCGGGGAGATCCACACCGTCGTCCCCAACGGGGCCGCGAACATCTGGGACGCTTCGGAGATCACCGAGGCCATTATGACCCTCGTGAATAGTAACCTTTCCGCGTCCAACCGGCTAAACCTCGCGCGCAACGCGAACTATGGAACGCTGCGGGACTACCCGAATCTCCGGGATCAGAGTTCTTTGCTCCCGCTTTGCCTTGTGGATTTTGTTGACGCCCGAATTCGTTGGGCGGACATGCCGCGGGGATACGACCTGGATTATTTCTACCGGATCAACTTCGCCCGCGAGTACGCGACCACGGACGACGTGGTTCGCCTGCGTGCGGACTCGCTGGGGATGTTGGTCGGTCTCTTCGCGGACTTCCGGCAGTTGAACAAACCGGGTGGAAAGATAACCCAAGGGCAGATAGCATATTGTATCGTGGACCGTGCCGAGGTCCGTCCTCCCGAGGATGTCTACCACGGCCACGGCCACGTGTTTGCAGTCGCATTAACCCTTCGAGTGCGCGTGCGCGCTCGGGCGTAGGAGGATCACGATGGGAACCGCAGGGCACGGCCACCAGCTTTACGTCGGCTATGGCGAGGAATCGACTTACGGCACCGCGGTGGCGAGGTCGTACTTCCTCGACGTGAATTCCGAGTCCGTCGTGGACAACCACACCATCGTCAAGTCCGGTGCCCTGAACAAGGTCGGCGTGGATACTGCCCGCGTGGCGGCGGGATCGCAGGCTTACGCGGGGGATATCGCCTTCGACGCGATGTACGGGGGGTGGGAGCGCTTGCTGCGGTTCCTCTCTGGCTCCACAGGGTACACCTACGCGGCCACTGCAACTTCCGCCAAGCACACCGTTGTCCCGGCCGATGACGTGGACGATTCCTTCACATTGGAGGTTTTCCGGGACTCCGCGGACTTCCTCACCCCGGATCAGAACAAGGCTTTCCTCTACGATGGCTGCAAGATCAATCAAATGACCTTTGCTGCCGCCGTGGACTCTTTCCTTCAGGTAACAGCGAGCATCATCGCCAAGAACCAGTCGCGCGGAGCCAAGTCTTCGCCGTCGCTTCCGGCGGAGAACTTGATCGTCTTTACCCAGGGGGCTGTCACCATCGACGGGGCCTCCTACAACGTCGCGAACTTCAACCTCACGATCAACAACAGCCTGAATGCCAACAAGCGCCGGTTGGGGTCTCGAACGATCTTCGAGCCGACCCGCGACGGCAAGATCGCTGTCACGGGGTCGCTCACCCTGGACTTCGAATCCTTCGCTCGCTATGACAAGTTCATGGCGGCGACCGCATTCCAGATCGTGCTTACCTGCACGGGCGGGGCCATCGGCGGGGCTTACAGCGGTAGCGAGAAGCTCACGATTACGCTTCCTTACTGCCGGCTCACCTCGCACAGCGCCCCGGTGGGCGACGTGGGGCAGATCGAGGAAACTTTCAACTTCGAGTGCTTCCGGAACGCAGCGGAAACCAGCAAGGAATACACCATCGACTTGGAGAATGACAACGCCACGGTCGCGTAACAGACGAAGTGTGGGGCATAGGAGGGCAGCATGGAAGAAGTGAAACGGAAGATCCTCGCCCGGAAGGCGAAAGATGACAAAGGACTCGAAGAACTCCGAGCGCTTGTTCGCTCCGGCACGCACAAGCTCACCGACGCCAACGGGAAAGAACATACCCTGCGGCTCTTGGACATGGGCGACGTTGTGGATTTCGAGTCCTTCGTCAAGGCCGAGGCCAAGCCGCCTAGCGAGATCCAGACCACGGTGTTCATGCTCTGGCTTCTTCTGCGCAAGGGGGGCCGAACTGACGAGCAACTTGATCGCGGGGAATACGAATTCTCGCAAGAGCAAGCGGCCCGAATGTTCACCCCCGTGGACCTCGCGAGTCAAGAGGTCGTGGACGCGGTAGTGGGCGTGCTCAAGGCTTCGGGCTGGCCGGGGGTGGACAAGTTGGACCCTCGGACCGCCCTTCCGCGGACGGCGGCGGAAGGCGCGTAGGCTGGCCGGCGGTTGTGGGTTTCCTGTGCCGTAACGCGGGTATAACCCCGAGGGAGTTCGCCCGCTTGACCCCGAAACAAGTCCGTTTACTTCTGGCCGGAACGGCGGAGCTTAACCGGCTTCAGGCCCCCGCTATGCCTGCGGGGAAAGGAAATATCCCCCGGAATCTCCGGCGGTAACTCGTGGCAAAATCTATAGATCGTCACGAGCTTCACCTTGCCCTTGTAGATCAGATGACCCAGGGCATCGGGCCTACGAGCCCTTTGCGCACAAACCTCACCGCGCTCCTCGGCCAGTTGACGATGGTGACGAACGCGATGCTCTCCTTCCGGAGTAGCCTCGTCACCCCCGTTTCCGGGCAAGCCTTTGCTCCGCTTACAACCCAACTTTCTGGGGTCACGCAGGCGGCTTCCGGCGCGGCGGCGGCGGTGGGGAGCGTACACCAAGCTGCGCAAACGCCCGCTCCCTCGGGCGGGGGCGGACACGGGGGAGGCGGAAGTCCGACGATGGGCTTCGGGTACATCATCACCGCCTTTGCTGCGATCCGGGACGTTGGAGCCACTATCGAGGCGATTAAGAGTTTCGAGACCGCGATGGCAGAGGTCGAGGCTGTTACCGGCGCGACGGGTGGGCAGCTCTTAGCCGTCCAGACAGCGATTCGAGACTTCGCCAAAAACTCCGTTTTTTCCGCAACAGAGGTCGCCGGGGCGATGGCGGAACTCTCCAAGGCGGGTCTTTCCGCTGAGGATGCCATCCGGGTCTTGCCGGATGTTATGGCCCTGGCGACGGCCGGGACGATGGGCCTGCGAGAAGCTGTTGAAACCACGGTCAAGACGATTACCTCTTTTGAGCTTGGCATGGAGAGATCACAATTCGTGGTCGATACCATCGGTAAAGCTGCGGCCGAGTCGGTAGCGTCCATCGAATCTATCGGTTCGGCTCTCTCGCATGTATCTGGTACGGCTCACGAAGCGGGATTTACCCTCACCGAGACCGCGGCAGCTATCGCGGTTCTGTCCAATAACGGCATCGACGGAAGCCGCGCGGGTACGGGCCTCCGCTCCGCGCTTGCAAGTCTTTTGGACCCGAGCAAAGAAGCTACAAAGGCTCTGCGAGACATGGGGCTAACCATCGGGGATGTCTCGCCCCAGACGCACACCTTGGAACAGATTATCCGCAAGCTTACCGAGGCCGGCATGGGGGCCGATGACGCTTTCAAGCTTTTCACGACTCGTGGCGCGGAGACTCTCATCAAGCTCGCCAAGGACGGCGGCACAGCCTTGCACGACATGAAGGATAACTTGCAGAATGTCCAGGGCACGATGGATCGCATGGCCCAGACCATGACGGATACCTGGGAGGGAGCAACCAAGCGATTCAAGAATGCGATCAACGAAGCCAAGCTTGCCATGAGCGAAGGGCTTACTCCTGCACTGGCAGCGGCCACGAACGCCATGACGGACTTCGTGAACAAGAATCAGACTTTCTCGGCGGTTATGAGCGGAATCACTACCGGCACAGAAGCCGCGGTCGGTGCCTTGGGATCTTTGGGGCTCGCATGGCTGGCTCTGGGGCCGATGCTCCCGTGGTTACAGTCGATGGGTGGAACCGTGGTTAAGTTATCCGGGGGATTTGCAGCGTTAGGGTCGACCATCGCGGGCTGGGGAAGCGCGTCGGGGGCAACTCTGCTGGCGTTAGGCCCCCTTGCATTGGCTATCGCTGGGCTTGGGGCGCTTCTTTACACCGCGACAACCGGCTACGACGCCATGACCAAGACGATGGAGGATCGGACTTCCATTATTGAGAACCATCGCAAGCTTGTCGCGGATCTCGGGAACCAGTACGACCGTTTCACCGAGAAACTCAAGGAGGCCGACGAGGCGCAGCGGACTTCCATGAAGGCGTCTGCGGAAGAGAGATTAATAGCCGCAGGGATTTCAATTGTTGCGCTCATGGAAGCCATCGCGGCGAAGCGTATTTTCCTCGCGGAAGTGCATGAAAGTCTCACGACCTCGGCAGCGGCCACGCTGGGCGGGTATATAGCACAAACGGAAACAGAAATCAAGGTATTGGAAGCGGCTATTGGGACACAAAAAGAAGTCGAAGCCAACATGCAGAAGCGTATCAAAGCCATCGCGGCGCAAGAGCTTGCTCTGAAGGATCTTGTTAAAGCGGAAGAAGCTGCTCAGGAAGCTGCACGCAAGAAAGCTCTTCAAGACGAAGCCCTTGCGGGGCAAGAAGCGGCCCTCAAGGACGCCATGAACGTCCGTAAAGAGGTCATGGTGAAGCTCTCGTCGGCCACGGACGATCAACGCGCCGCAATTCTAAAGCTTTTAGGCCCGACCAAGGATTTCGCGGAGATTACAAGCACGCAAGACGACAAGATCGAGGACATTTCCGCGTCTACAGCGACTCTCGAAGAACGCACCATAGGATTACGTAATGCGCTGATTGATCTCTCCGTACAATATGATGTGGATCAACAAAAAGGCAAGCTGCTGACGGATCTCCGAATTGCTCAAGCCTACGCGACTGGAACGCTCAAGGAGAAGATGGCCGCTCTCGCGGGGGATATTAACGCCGTTGGGAACACCCAGAGCAACGCCCTGCCGATCCTCAAGGTTTACGCGGAACAAGTAGCTGACTTGGGTAAAAAGGCCGAAGCCGCAGTCCCGGCCGTTGCCAAGTACCGTGCCGAGCAAACCTTGATCGCGGAAGCTAATAAAGTTTCCGAGGGGGCGATGCAGGCCATCAACAAAGCTCTTCCGGAGCACAAGGCCAAGTTGGAGGAGATGTTTCCAACACTTGTCACCGCGCGCAAGAGCCTTACGGACTACGCCAAAATTCTCGATCAAGCCAATAAATATGCGGCCCGTGGTTCGGTCAACATGAAGACCCTCGAACGGGCCGCATGGGATCTGGGTATTCCCGTCGAGAAAATCACCCAGGATTTGATCGACCAATTAAACGCTATGCGGGAATCTGTGGAAGCTCAGAAGAAACTGGCCGAGTGGGAGGCTGCTTCCAAAGCTCGAAAGGATGCGCTCGCGGAGGCTCAAAAGCTTCTTACCGCCGCGTCTGGACCGTACAAAGCGCACATCGAGAATATCATTTATTCTCTGGAACAACTCGACGAAACCCAAGAGGGTGCGAAAGAGTCCGCCGAAGCTTTCGGGGGAGAATTGCAGTACCTTGGGCCGGTTATCGTGGCGCACACGAAAACGCTGGAAGATATGCGCTTCATGGGCGCAGCAGTCAAAGCAGAGTACCAGGCCCTTGTGGCTTCTTTGGAGCGGGGGACGATTTCCTTGGAGGACTTCCGCAAGGAAGCCGAGGCTCTCGCACGCGGGGATTACCGGGTTGGAAGCCTCTTCGAGTGGGAGAACGTCTCCCGCCTGGGCAAGCTTGCCTTCGAGGAGACGGGAGCGGCTTGGGGGGAGTTCAAAACCAAACTTACCAACGAGACAGTTAATTTCAGAAATCTCTGGTCCAGCACGTTCTCTGGTTTCCAGGACACACTCGGAAACTTCCTTGTGGAGGGGTGGAAACACGGCTGGGACAATGCCACCGACGTATTCAAGAACTTCAAGGACGCAATCTTGGATATGTGGCTTCAAGCGTTCGCGAAGATGGCTGCGAACAGCTTGCTCAAAGCGATCATTGGAGACGAAACTGGAAGCGGACTCATGGGCGTCCTGGGGGGGGTACTTGCTGGCGTCGGCAAAGCCATTATGGCATCTACAACAAAGATGCTCGTTACGCAGGCGGCAGCGAAGAAAGCCGCGGATGCCATCGCCTCGGGGAATCTTGGGATGTTGCCGGGCGGCGGTTTAGGTGCCGCTTTCTCTATCGCGGCAAAGGGGGGCGCGGTGGCTCCAACAGCTATTGGAGGAACTGCTCTCCTTGGGGCCGCAGCGGGATTCGCGGGCGTCGCCGCGCTGGGGAAACTGTTCACGGATACCATTCAAAAGAAGTACGGAGTGGACCTCCTTGGCGGGGCCGGAGGGGTTCTTTCTTCCATTTTCAAGGGAGAAACCGCAATTGCCGGAAGCGCCAAGGAAATGCAATCGAGAGACTTCATTCCGGCGGAAAAGCAACGAGTATCTGAGGCAGCGGCGAAATCCGAGAAGGCCCTTCAAGTTGCTTTAGCCGCGGACGTTCCGCTTGAGGTCTTGCAGTCGGTGGTCAAGAAGTTCGAGACTGAGATGAAGTCCATCCAGGCTTTTGTGAGCCCGGACGGTCCGCACACAACTAAATACCGTCAGTTCGAACAAACCAGGGGTGCCTTTACCACTTTCTCCTACGATGTTGAAAACGCGACCCAACGCGAGTTAATTAAGCGGTCTGAAATTGTTCCCGGTCTAGGCTATGTCCTGCGGGAACCATCGGAGGAGCTTCGGGCGATGGCGGTGAGTTCTGCCGAACCCACCACGCTCCCCACGGGGGAAGCGTTGTCTAAGATTGCGCCGTTCACCATGTCAAATGTACCTTTGCTGCCGGGAGAATCCAACAACGGGGTAGCTCGGCAGATTTTCTTTGGAGAAACTACGACGCGGGGCACCAAAGCGGAACAACAACGTAAAGCGATAACGGAAGCGCGAGCCAAGGCCACCGGAACGGTCACAGCGATTCAACAGGAGCTTGAATATCTCTCCACGTCCACCCAATATCCGGAGATTGCAACAGCGGCGCAGAATCTTCTTACCGGATATGGGTTCACGGCATTGTTCCAGAAGGCTATCGAAGCTATCGGAACGACGACTTTCCCCGAACTAGCGACCGGGATATCAACTGAAGTGGCTAAGATGGTTTCGGACTATATCACGCCCTTCATCGAGTCATCTTATGCCGCAAGCGTACAAACCCAAGCGGGGCAAGCGGCGTCTACGCTTCTTGACCCCTGGGGTGGTGACGTAGATTCTGCCTTGAAGAAGAAGCTTACGTCCACGGCACTTCCCAATGTTACGCTGAACAATTCATTCCAAATAAACTCCGTTCTTGATATCCAAGATGCCGCAGATCAACTCGCCCTGCTGTTCCAACAGCAAGCCGTCGCGGGCTTTGGAGTATAGGGTATGCCAGCTTCGGTGCTTGTTAAATTCGGCTCTGTAGACATCACCGACGAAGCGGTGAGTTGGACGGAATCTTGTCCTCGCCGGCTGAACCCAATTACTACCCCCCGCGAAGACGGAGCAAAAATAAGCGAGGAGCCCACCTTCGAGCCTCGAACAGTTCGGATTGCCCTCGAAGTTCATGGGTCCAGTGCAGATGACGCGCGAACAAACTTCGATGCTATTGTTCAGAGCTTTCCGCTCGGGCGGAGCACCCTCTACAAACACGACGACCGTTACTTGAACGCCTATTGGGCTGGGATTGATTCAGAGGAATTCGTTGAGGGCTCGGCGGGCCTGGTATTTCGAGCAACCATCACATTTTTCTGCGACGACCCCTTCTACTATTCGACTTCTGCTTCCTCCAGCAGCGACGCGGGGTTAGTCGCGACAAATACTTTCACGATCAACAACACCGGCGGAAGCCGGGTATGGCCCACGTGGACCTTCACCCCGGCCGGCGGAACCATGACGAGCTTCACGATCCGAAACAACACGCTCTCGCCGCAACGGACCTTCGATTACCAAGGCTCCGTGTCTGCCGGGAACGCCCTCGTCGCGGACGCGGAGGATAAGACAGTCGCGAACAATGGGACGAGCGATCTCAACAACTGGAAGACTTCCGGCGGGACAGGAAGTGATTTCTTGTGGTTGGAGCCTGGCGTCAACACTCTGGAGATTGTGACGCTCACGGGGCCGACTTCGATCACGGTTGCCTCGGCGTACACGAAGCGGTGGATTTAGGTCATGTCTGCGTCGTCCAAGATCCCCGAACCCTTTGGAATCTGGGCGTTCCTCGTCCAGCCTTCGGGCTTCGGCGCGGGTGTGACGTTTACGCGCCAGCGGGTTCTTCCGATTTTGGAGGCGTCGTGGTCGTATTACCGGCGGGGGGGGGACGGCGAGGGGC